TTGTGATATACAATTATATATTCTTTTTAATCAAACTGCAAGTAAAAAAGGCCCTTGCGGGCCCATTTTAACCTTCCATTGCGGAGATAATGTACTTACCGTACTTGTCATGGAATCGATCAAAGTTCGTCAACTTTGAGGAATCGAACGGCAATTGATAGTTAGTCAACGCAGTCTTTGCACCCATAACAACAATTTCAGTTGGGAAGTTATCCATCATAAAACCAAAGAAGTTATCTGCCATTGCATCCCAAGACTTAACCTTCTTACGATCTGCATCTTGCAGTTCGTAGCACAAGCTAATGGTCAAAGAATACATAGCTGAAATTTCTTTAATTTCAGACTTTCCTACCTTGCCAGAAAGAATGTCTTCCGGCTTCGGCATCTGTTTAGCAACCTTACGGTGAGCCATAAACTTGACTGCAAGGCCTTCGCCAACCGCACCAGAAACGAGATCGGTTAGTGTACCTTCGCTAACATCGTCGTCTTCAAGAAGTTCGCTAACAAATGACCAAGAACGCGGAGTAGCAAAACTCTTGCTAGAGCTCTTAGGATCAAAATCATATAGATCTTGCTTGGCAAAACCGACATAACCTACAACTTGTTCGTGAACGTGATTCTTAACAGCCCATGAATGCCAATCTTCATAGTCAACACGCAGTTCGAGGTGCAGGAAACGATTTGCCAACGGAGCTGGCATACGATAAGTAACACCTTTATCACTTTCTCGATTACCTGCTGCAACGATACTTACTTTAGGCGGGAGTTGATAAGCGCCTACACGACGATTGAGAATTAGCTGATATGCAGCAGCCTGTGTAGCAGGTGCAGCAGAATTAAGTTCGTCAAGAAACAGAATACTGTCATCGTCCGGATCAGACGGGAATTCCATCGGAGGTGCCCATTCCATAGAGCCTTTTGTAGAATTATAAAACGGAATACCTTTGATGTCAGTAGGTTCCCAAAGGCTAAGACGTACATCGATAACTCGACGTCCTTGTTCTTCACCTAGTTGCTTAACGATATCGCTCTTACCGATACCTGGAGGACCCCACATGAACACAGGGCGATTCTTTTTCATGCACTTACGAATAGCACTTTTTGCTTCGTTAGGGCTAACAGTACGGTTAACGGTCATCTTTTCAGCCATTTTAATCTCTCTTTCTGTGTTAGTTAAGTTGTGAAATTAGCTGCTCTACGTGTATTATTATATAGCAGAACGGCTTTTTTGTCAAGAAGAAAGTAATTTATTAGAGAAATTTTGATGTGCTTGAAAATATTTTTGAAGATTTCCAGAAAATAAAACCAGCTGAACTGCTGGTTTTTCGTTAAAAAAGAAAATTTTTGTGTTAGAAATATAAAACGGACAATTAAAAGTGTTATCTAACCAAAGGATAAATTTATTATCTACTTGAAGATCAACATCTTCAAGTTTTACCTCATAAAATTTTAATTCAGCTTTGCATAAAAGTTCAAAACCTTGTTGTGTTAGCCACAATCCGCCGTGATCTTTCTGTCTAGGATTTTGCCAAATTGCATATATCCATTCTTTAAAAGATTTTTCTGTAGGCGCTTTAAGATTTAATTTTTCAATTAGATATCGTGTAATCTTAGTTTTTTGGTTCATCAACTATTTTTTCACCGGTTGTTAATTTATAAACTGCAAAATCAGTAGTGTCAAATGTTTTATTAAGTTTTTCTGCTAAATTAAAGGCATGTCCGGAATTCGAAAATGAAACTTTTTTATATTTAGGACCGATTTGTTGTGCAACTACACTTTCAGTTTTTAAGTTAATCGGAGCCCCTTTGTAAAAAACAGCCCAAATGGCATCTGCTTCTAATACTTGCTCGCTCTTATAATTTTTTTTGTTTGTAACTTCTAACAATATTTTAGGCTTAGGACGACTCATATACGCATTCTCCAAAAGTGCGTATGTATTTATTTGAGTATTTAAAACTTTCCGCCGTCCATTTTTATTTCAATTTTTTGTGGTAATTTGTTATTTTCTAAATATTGTTCAGTTTTTCCCAAAAGTCTGGTCATTACAGTGCTTAAACTGTTCTGTAGATCATTTACTTCTTTAATAGAAAGTGTAAGAGATTTTTGATTACTTCGAATAGCAATACGAGCTTTTTCTAAGAAATCTTCAATCGGAAAAGTGTTAAGTGGTTTCATTTTTGTTTACATTATTTAACATAATTTTCATTTCTTGTTCTGTCTTAACCGGTCCGTAATATGGATATCTTTCGAGAGTAATTAATTTAGGACAGAAGCTTTTAACCCAACCTTTTCTAAATTTAATTACATAATACCCTGCACAATATTGACTTTTACTTTTTGAACTTTTGGCAAAAAGAGGAAGTTTTTTCTTTAAGTTATAAACGGGTTCAAATGGTTTTGAGCTACATGGATAATCATAAATTGAATATGATGCAGGATCCATTTTGAACTTTAATGAATTCTTAGCTTCTAACTCTAGATTAAATTCTTTTTTAAATTGATCGATGTTTGAAATAGACATCTTTTCTCCCTTTCTAAAAAAATCATAACCTTTTTTACATTTTATTAATGATCCTATTTTAGAAGTTTCATCTTTAATTAACCATTCTTTATTAGGAATTAAAACTTTACTGATAATTTTCATGATGAATACCTTGCGTTAAGAGGCTCTGCATAACTCTGCACTTGCTCGCTAATTTTTTGTAAGTCATACTCTGCACAGAATTTTAGCAATCGTACACCTACTTGGGGAATATTTTTTGTTTTATGTTCTTCAGACAAAACAGTACGAGAAATAATTTCTTTAATAGATTCCGGCTGGGAAGTAAGGTCGCATAGCATTTTGTTTCGATTGTAATCGTCGAGTACTCTATGTTCAACACCGTCGTGGTCAGTCCAACGTTGCAGCATCATATTATTCCAAGAATAACCTTTACTATCTTTGTCGGAATATGCCTCACGTAGGCCGACTTTATTCTTGGTACCTTTTTCTCTCACGCCAGGATATGCACTAAAGATATTATCAGAGGTATCACCTCTCATACATTTTTCAAATAACAGCCATTGGGGATCCGGTGCAGGTTTAATTTGTTTAGTTTTTTTATCAACAACTGGTTTACCTTTTTCGTCAAAGTATCCTTTGTGAGTTGTTGTAATTTGCAAAACTCCATTGTATTGTTTTACATTGGGTGAAATAAGTTGTGCAAAATCTCCGTCGGTACTAATAATGACGTGATTATCATTTGGATGATGTTGAATCCACCCTGCAATTAAATCATCTGCTTCGAGTTGAGGATGATGTAAAATTGTAGAATTAGTCTTATTAACGATAAAATCTTTAAATTGGTCAAATGTTTCCCAAAAAGTTTTATCTTCTTCTGCTTCTCGAGGAGATAATGCTGCTCTTGCTTCCGAGCGTTGACGTTTATAAGGGGCATAATGATCTTTACGCCAGCTGCGACCTTCGAGACAGAATACAACATGGTCACCTTTAAAGTCTTTCCATGCTTTGCGTACACTGCTCAAAATAGTGTGTAAACTCATGCCGACCTTATCTTCTAGAGAACCACGAATGACATGTCGTGCTCTAAAAAATGTATTTGCAGTATCTACAAGAATATAAGTTTTATTCATTAGCCGATCTCAGTTTTTCCGTCATCACGTAATGCTTTGTTAACATAGCCACTTCCGCGGCGACTCATATCAATTCCAGATTCTGAACCTAAATTTTGACAAAGTTCAGAAAACCACTGGTCAACTATTTCTTCGTCTGAATTGCCTTTGTAACCAGCAGAACGTAATTGTAACACAAAGTACTCGTTCCAGTCTAGTTCGAAAAAACCATTACGCATGTTTTCTTTATTAACATGAGTGTCTAAAACTGCAACCCAAGGTTCTTTTTTTTCTGTTGCAAGTTCTTTAGGAGTTAGTTTTGCTAGACGTTGTTTTTCTATTGCTTCTTCTGCTAGTTTAGAGGCCTGAGCCGCTGCTGCTTCTGCTTCTATTTTTAGTCTAGTTACTTCTGCAACTTCAGCTTCAATTTTGTCGATTCCGAAAAGTTTTTTAATTAACTTATTCATATTTAGGTCCCCCATTCGTTCTTAAACAAAGGAACTTGAAGTCTATCACTATATCGAATACCATTGACCATTGCTAGTTCTGCAACACGTCGATTATTCATTGAATACACACTTTCAACGCCTCCGACTGGCATAAAGTACACAGGGCCCTTAAATCCGTGATGTCTATATACTTGAACAGTATCTAATGCTTCTATAGCATCATCTTCGGATGCAATAACAAATTTAAGATACGTATATCCAATTTTTTCGTATTCGCGAATAATTGCAGGTTTGATAGCATCATCACGGCTTTCACCTGAACAACTTAGTTTAGCACTAACACTAAATGTTAACGAATTGTAACCTCGTTGTTCAATACCCCAATGATATAGATAATGTTTTAATTCATCTGATAACTCTTGAGTTCCGTTTGTTTCGAATGTAATTTCTTTTAGAGATTGCATTAATGGATGATTGAGTAGTTCTGGATACGCACGTTGCCATCCAAGTAACGGTTCACCGCCTGTAATTACTAGATGTTCGTCTCGCCATTCTTTGTAGGGAAGGAGTTCAACGATGCTTTTCGCAAGGCCATCCGTTGTAACCATAGGTGAAAGGTCTTTGAACCGAGGATCCCAACTAGCATAAGAATCACAACCGGTATGAACAAGAGGTAAATCTCTATACTGTTTAAACTCTGTAATACGATCTGCGATACTGTGTCTTTCATTAGTCTTTTCTCCTTTGGGCATTCCAAACCCGTCACATGTAAAGTTGCATCCAAACGTTCTAAGGAATACACTTGGCACACCCATGTATCTGCCTTCGCCTTGGATTGAATAAAATAGTTCTGATACTTTGATTTTCATATTTGTCCTAGAGATAAGTAAATTATACAGTTTTATTTAGGAAAGTCAATATCATGAGTCAATTAACTACAAATGTTTTTTGGAATTTAAATTCTCATTGTACAGCCGAATGCTCTTATTGTCCTGTGCATTTACGTGGAGGTGAGTTACCACGGTCTATAACGGAGTATGTTAATGTTACTAAAAAAATAAT